GTACGCGTTACTGTGAATTGGCTCCTGATGCTAAGCATTCTTTGCAGAAGCTTTGCACTTGGGTTATTCGTAGGGCTAATCTTCAGGTTCCTGGTGCAGGCCTGATTAACAAGGATCTTCTCACTCCAACTTACTACATGCGTAATTCTTTTGTTACTGGTTCATCACTTGAAGGTATCAAGAAGGTTCTCAAACTTTTTGATCATGATGTCTTTAAACCTGACATAGATCCTGTTCATCTTACGTGTGCGTACGTCAATGTTGCAAAGGAACTTGGCGCTGCTCATAGGAAAGTTGCCCCTACCCTCATTTGTAAGGGGAATGCTGAAGCTGGCTCATTTGACAGTTCTAGGTCTGGTGGAATTAATTTCTACGAGAGCTCTCGTTTGGAGCTCGAGACCGTTGTCATTGAGTGTGTGTGGCAAACCGCTAAGAGCGGTGTTGCACTAGCCGGCAATGTTGAGATAGATAATTGTATGAAACGAGTTTATGCTTTGTGTGCCAATGATTCTAATGATTACGAGCACTTCATGGGTCAAATAATGAGAAAGACCCTTGAGAAGGTGTTTGTTAAGCAAGAGATAAAAGGACCTGACTCTGATAGGGAGAAGGTTCGTCTAGTCTTCGTTAGTAGCTATTTCAAATACATTATGGATAAAATGGTTTATGATGCCGCTGTTTCTTCTACTTACTACCAGAACTCAATGCTCATTGGTTGGTCCAAGAGTCGTGGAGGTGCCCATTACATCTTCGACGGCCTGAAGCCTCCTGACAATTATTGTGAGTATTTTTCCTATTGGGGGGACTTTTCCAAGCTTGACTTTAGTATGTGTCCTTCCATACTATTACTTGTCTGCATGATGCCCCTTTTCTTTTATGAGGCCAGTGAGAGTTACATTTATAAAGGTCTTAGGTTCTGTATGGAAGGTGAAGCTGACGACACTGTGTCGAAGTTTCTTCATCTTTTTCGCGATACTGACCGTCTTATAATTGGTCAGATGTTTTCAGGTAGGTTTCTCACTTCCTGGGGGGATACCGTGTACGTAATGTTAGCCCAGGAGCTTTGGAATCTCTGGGTTTACGAGCTGCTTCTAGTTTCGTCGCCTGACGACGCTAAGCATTGGAGGGAGTATTACCCACAACGTAAGTTCAATTACGGCGATGACCATGGTGGCGTGCTCCCGTGCTACGTCTATAAGCTATACACAGGTACTGAATGGTCGAATCGTTCCATTCACGATAAACCTGTGGGTATATCCACTTGGCTGAAAAAGCGCCTTGATCTTGGATTAAAGCTTGACGAGTGCGGTGTTATGTTAAAGCACATGTCACCGGTGCCAGTTCGCGACTGCAGATTTAGCGTTCCTAACAGGTTCGGTGGTTTACTTGTACCCGGATTTAAAATGTTGCAGCGCTATCTTGTTCCCTCGAAGTTAACTTTTGTAGAAAGTTATGATCAACCCTGGGAACTTGGCACTGATGGTTACACCTGGAAGTGTAATGATGAGCATCCTAAGATAAAAGGTATTGTCCCTTTCAGAGTGGTTTCAGACTACTATGTTAGAGCAGGTCGTACTGTTCATGGTGGTTGTTTGGGGCACATGATACTTAAGATACGCGGACTAGCTGTCGATACATGTGGTGCGAATGAGTATGCTTATACTTTCCTCCAGCATGTTCACAACTACATCCTTGACAATTCTGAGTCTTATGGCATTGATGTTGGTCACGAGATTGATCAAGTTAATGATTCTAGCCACTTTCTTAAAGACGTTATGAAGCGTATAAGTGGG